AGATGATGAAGCTAAAGATGTAGGTAAAAGAGCCATAGCAGAAATGCAACGTCAAGCAAATCAAGAAAGAATGGTTGCATTACAAAATAAATTCAATCAATTAATGATGCAATTAAGTGAACCGATTATGGATATTGTTGGGCCATTATTGACAATAGCGACTAATGTTTTACCTCTAATGTTAAAAAGTGTAATTCCTATCGTTGGGATATTTAAGATTTTAAATGGAGAAACAAATATAATGAGACAAGGGTTGTCTGTAATATTATCTACATTCAGAAATTTTGGAAGTATTGGTAAAGCTATAACTAATTTCATATTGCCTATAAGCAAAATGATTATGAATGTAGTAAATTGGGGAATCAATTTAGTAAATAAAATATTAAATCCTATATTAAACATATTTGGAAAAATATTGTCACCAATTGGGAAAATGTTTGGATTGATTGGAAACAATATGAGTTTATTGGGAAAAACTTTAGGATTTTTTGGTAAATTTTTAGGCCCAATAGGTTTAATAATAAACGCTTTTCAGTTTTTAGGTGGGTTTATGAAAGGTTTTTCTGAAACACAAGGTGGATTTTTTAAAAAACTTTGGGGAGGGCTTTTAAGTGGTTTATCTGCTGTTGTGAAGCCAATATTTGATTTATTAATGTGGCCATTCAAAAAAGCATGGGAGTGGATTGAGCACAAATTTGTGGGGCATTCTCCATCGAAATTAGGATTAGGTATATTAAAAGGTATAACCTCAATTGGTGGCATGTTACTGGACGCATTAACACTACCATTTAGAAGTGCATTCAATTTCGTATCTGGATTATTTGGTGGGCCAAAAATTCCTAAACCAAGTGAAATGATTGGTAGTGCAGGTGCGGGAGAATCCGGCACAACATCCACAACAAAGACAACAGCAACCGACAACACTAATCAACAACTTATTCAAAAATTGGATGAATTGATTGGATTAATGAAATCTGGTGGTATTTCTGTAAATCTCGACGGAAATAGAGTAAGTTATTTTTTAAGTAAAAACAATACAGAACGTGGTGGATTGGGTGCTACAGCATAATATTTATAAAGTATGGCAAATCTTAACAACATAGACGGTGTAATATCGACAACCAACTCACAAATATTGGGTAATGGTTTAGCGTTGCCAAATGGATTCAACAATGAACGTCAGGCAGGTGAATTACAACAATTATATGTATATAAAAACAATTCAAGTAAACTATACAACAAGTATAATTCAGCATTGCCATACGACGGCTCTTACAAGATAGGCGACACCCAAAGTAATTTTCAATGGGGTATAGATGACATTAAATTAATAAGCAGTTGGCAATTTTCAAATACAGGTAAACAATTTGCTATAAAACAAACGTTGCTACAAGGTTTAAATCCGTTTAATGAAACCAAGCTATATAATCCAGCAATGCCAATCATTGGTGCAACAAGTCATGCAACTCTTGGATTATTGGTACAAGGTCCAACTAGATTTATTGAACCGAATTTAGGTGGTGTAATGGGTGGATTAGGATTACAAGGTGTATCAAGTTTATTAAATTTAGACAAGCCATCTGCACCACAAGGAACTGTAGCTGCACAAGGTGGATTATTAAGTAATTTTCTACCAAGTACCGCTACTACAGATACCTTACCAAGCTGGAGTCAAACTGGAGTAAAAGGTTTAATTAGAGGTAAAACAGCTACAGATGCAAATAAAAGATTTGAAGATAGATGGGGAAACGCAGGAAGTGGAGGATTTTTTGGTAAATTACTTGGTTCAGCTATAGGATTTATTCAAGCTAATACCGCAATTGGTACATTTTTCCCTGTGGGTCAACCAAGTGGAACAACATATAAAGCCGCAGACACCAAGATATACGGAACCATGTTAAATAACACGAGTAATTTGTTATTTAGTATGGCAAATAAAATTGGTAGAACATATGATGATACTGGTAAATATGTTCAAAATTACACCGCAGGTAGAGGAATTGGTGGAACAAATGATAACTATAGTTCGTATGTATATTATTATTCTTCCACAAATGGTGCATATAGTATATTAGCATCTAAATTATTACCAACATATACCACGGCAAGCAATGGAAAATATCCATCTAATAACAATAATAACAACGACAAATCTGTTCAAGATGCAGTTGAACAATTAAACGGTTTATTGAGAGGATTGTCTGCGGATTACGTTAAATTGTCTTCAGATTATGTTGCAACTAATTATAACGATTTGGTTGGTATTAAATCACAACAAGATGGTGATACACGAGTTTCTCCAGAAAATTACAATAATAGTGGCAAAACAACATCATATTCTAAAGCGAAAAAGAATGATATTAATTTATTAACACGCAAAGGAATTGACACAAATATTGCTGACTCTATAAATTTATTCGGGCCATTAAGCGCAAGTTCGGTGTCTGTTTCTCCAAATAACGATTATACATCCGATAATAAATATGACCCATACAGAAGTGACATAATAGCGTTTTATTTCCATGATATTGTGAATGATATATATCTTCCATTTAGAGCAACGGTAAAAGGCATTCAAGAAAGCTTGTCAGCAGAATGGACAGATATTAAATATATAAATCGAGCTGATAAATTATATACCTATGGAGGTTTTTCGAGAACTTTAAATTTTACATTTTTTGTAAATATAACTTCTATAAAAGAATTGTTACCAACTTGGAAAAGAATTAACTATTTTGCTGGTTTAGTAAAACCATCTAATTATACTGACGGAACTATATATTCAAGAATGTTAATTCCACCATTAATAGATTTTACAATTGGGGATATGTATAAGAAACAACCCGCAATAATTACTCAAATAGGTATAAACATTCCAGAGGATGCTAATTGGGAAACATTAGCAGAAAATGGTGCAAATAATCCAAATCAACAAGATGATTCTGTATGGCAATATGGTCGGATACAATGGTATGGGCCAAAAAACAGCGAAAACAATGCCAAGGGATATTTTGCACAATTCCCTAATCAATGTGAAATTACTGTCAATATGAATTTACTTGAAAAAGAAATGCCACGAATGGGTGGAGCAAACTACGGGGATTATTATTTGGATAAAGATTTTAATGCAGTCGGTAGTTCAAATGGAAATTCATTTTCATCAAATATTTATGCAAGTAACGTTGCTAAAAACTTGACATCAGAAGAAGCAACAAATGTGAAAAATTTCGGAACAACATATAATCCTTACGAATAAACAAAAATGAATAGATACAAGTATACATCAACTGATAGCAGATGGGATGGCAAACAAGTGTTTAAAACTCTTACAATGCCGAATATACCATTTGCTGCCGATGATATTTATATAATAAGCCAAGAAGGTATGTATTTAGACCAATTGGCTTATACATATTACAAAGACCCTTCCTTATGGTTTATTATTGCGTTGGCTAATAATCTTGGAAAAGGAAGATTAAGTGTTCCAGCAGGGTTGCAATTGAGAATACCTAGCAATGCATCTGCTGTAATAAACCAATTAAAGTCGTCAAATAGTTAATTAAAATGTTATGCCTGATATTGCCCCATTAGACAATAGACCTTGGATACCACGCCCATTCCCTAGCTGGTTGATACGAGAATTATCTAGGAGGAAAAACGATATTGGAATAAACTATCTCTCAGGAAAAACAACAACTTGGGATGAAACTGGAAATTGGAACACCTATAAAGGCCCAATGGCACCGTGGGTGAGAGTTTGTTCAAATGGCAATGGTCAGAGCAAATTTTTACCTAAATATAAAAGTGGAACAACAGACCAAAACGGGTCACGAGATGGTTTTGTATTATATGGTGGAAACGGTTTCACAGATTCGTTCGGTATAAACAAAAACCAAACAATAATGGGGTATGATGTAAAAGGCGCACCACATATTGTCCCGATGGATGCAGCGGGGGCTTTTAATTACACAATTAACAATTCCGCAAAAAATGCGTCTAATAACAATAGAACTGTTCAAATGTATTTACCTCCACCTGGAATAGAATCTGTGGAAGCAATCATTCAAAAACAATTTTTAAGAACGGTCACAATTAAATGGCATTGTTATGGATTGGCTCAATTGGAATATATGACCCCATACTTTTTAACACCAGCAATAAGTGTGATTGTGGAATTCGGATGGAACCATTTCAACCAAGATTCTTTGTTGGATTTAACAAATAAGCCACACACCTACAATGTGTTGGAACCGGGAACATCAAAGATAATTCCATATGAATATGTTTCTGATTCAGGAAAAAAGACCACGAATTTGACATTAAAAGAGCTATGGAATGATGGAACTCCATTATACGAATCAAATGTGAGAATGTCAAATGGTATGTATGACGTAGTGTTTGGGATTATTAAAAATTTTGAATTTTCTACTGCTGATGGAGTCAAATATGATTGCACCACGGTGATTGGTGCAAAAAATACCACATGGGGTGGCATCAATCTTAGTAATACGACGGCAAAACCGGATGACACAGACACAGACACAAAGACGAAAAATAAGTCTATGAATTTTCAAAAGTTCATAGAACAGCGTTTGAAAAAAATTAAAAACTGCGTGGATAAAAAGCTGAATTTCATGCAGCCATTGGATGATACCGAGGCAAGCCTTGAAGTGTTAAAAGGCATAAATATTAAAGATTTTTATGGTGGAAAGCCTGAAAACAGATTATTTTTCGGTAGAAGTTCTGTGAATTATTTTGGAAAACGTAATATGCCTGGGGCGTCAGATTGGGATAAAACGGACACTGACACGATTTGGGTAAGAATGGATTTTTTAATAGAATTGCTAAACTTTTTCAACACAAGAGCCAGTAACTTGAATGATTTTGATGGAAGCACGTTCCAATTTTACAAATTAGAAACATCAGGCTCAACACCGATTGGTGCTCATCCAAATTTAATATCTGGTGATGGAGGTGTGTTATTAATTCCAAACGCACAAGCACCAAAATATAATAACGGTGTGCATTATTCACACATGGGGGATGATGCGGCAAATATTCAGTATGGTGAATATGATAACCAAACATTTGACACTGGAAACAAAACGTTCTCTGCGGGTTACAAAACATTTAAGGATTTTGCACATTCATCGTCATCTATGGCGTCAGCAAATAATGAATTGTATAAAACATTCAGGACTGGTATTTTCAGCGATACCGCCAATAGAGACATTGGTGTGGCACGAGACAATCTGGATTCAATAATCAATTATTATTTTTATCATAAAATAACGAATGATTATACGGTGATAGATAATGCAATTCCACCCAAAACTAATGCACATTCATTCCCGCAATATAAAGACGATGTATTAACCAATAAAAAATCTGGATATTATGGATATCTTGAGGATTTGTATATAAACACTGATTTGATTGTCAGAATTTCAAATGATGCAAAAACTACCCAAGAGTTTTATGATAAACTATTTTCCGAATTGAATCAGGCCGTGGATGGATTTTGGGATTTGAAAATTGCCCCTGGCACACCAAAAAACATTATTATCCTTGACCAAAAATTCATGCCGGATTTAACAAACGAACCAATATATCAATTTGATGCGAATAGTGCAAGAAACATAATCAAGAACATTTCATTCACATCAACAATTTCAAATATACAAGCAAATCAAATTATTGCGTCTAGCACGAACAATCAAGGGGGAGGAGAAGAATCTTCCACGGCTCCTTTGGATTTCGCATATGGGGATAGATTGTTTGTGGATTTACCAAAGCAAAAACAAAGCTTAAACATCAATGATGGATTGACTATAAAACAATTGCAAACTTACGGCACAAACCCGCAAGCTTATATTATGTCATTTCACGGAGAATCCCCAAAAATTAAAAACATTGTAAACTTGACATTACCGAATAAGGCATTGTTGACGTCCATTTTAAACGATAAAGATTTCGTGAATAATACTAATATTTATGGTGGTCAGCAGCCAAATTTTTCATTGGAGTTTACATTACAAGGCATCGCTGGGTTAAATACACTTCAATGCTTCAGTGTGAAAAACTTCCCAAAACCTTATAGCGATGAAGATGTAATATTTCAAATAATTGATGTTACTCACAACATAACAGATGGAAACTGGGAAACACGAGTCAAGGCAGGAATTCGTCCTTTTGGAGCAAACAGAAGTCTGAATGGTAAGCCAAAATACGTAGACGGCAGCGAAGCTCAATTCAAATAAAAATGTTGACACCAGACTTTTTATAGTATAGTCTAGGTGAGAATGTTTATCAAAAGTGAGCAAGATTATAATAAGTTCTTGAATGAAAACTCCGTTGGGCGTTGCATTTTGCATGTGGTTGGCAATAACGACGAATTTCATGGGGCTTGTAATCATCCTTTAGTTTTGTTTGTTAAGAATGTAGACACGGATTCTGTTTACATCGTTAATATTGGTCATTATGATGAACCATTTACGATACCCAAAGACAAATTGATTGCAGATTTGAACAATATTTATTGCACAAAATTCGTGGTAGACAAAAAAAGATTTCTGCACATTCTACCAATATTCAATTTAAAGGATTTGCAATTGATTGATTTTATCGAAAACGGGTCTATTGATGATACGGAATATCGCTCAAGTGGTTATAGGTTTTATTATACCAAATTCAAAGATTACAAGCATGTGAATAATGCGATACCTTTGGCAATACATTCTCAAATATTTGAAAATCTATGCAAAATTTACGAAGATAGTATTGAGAATTTTAAGGAAGATGACAGTTATAAAAGCATAAATGATAACATTATTGAAGCATTGCAACAAATCGAACACAATGGTTTGTATGTAAATCAAGATACATTTAATCAACAATTTTCGGATAAAAATGTGACCCCTGTAAATGATTATGTTTTTACTGAATATAATATTTATACTTCCACAGGAAGACCGAGTAATAGATTTGGTGGTATTAATTACGCAGCTTTAAATAAAGATAATGGATGTCGAGCCAGCTTTGTGTCTAGGCACGGTGAGGATGGTATGTTGTTATTAATTGATTACAGTGCATATCATCCGCACATTGTAGCCCGTTTAATTAATTATGAACTACCTAAAGATGCATATGCATATCTTGGTAAATATTATTATGGTAAAGACGAATTGACTCCCGAAGAAATAAAAACCGCAAAAAACACAACGTTCCAATGCATGTATGGTAATATACCAAATGAATTATTGGAGATTCCGTATTTCAAAAAAATGAGCGAATATATCAAACATCGTTGGGAATTTTTCAATGAAAACGGATATGTGGAAACTCCATTATTTAAACGTCGGATTACTAATAAGCATATATTAGACCCTAATCCAAATAAATTGTTTAATTATATTCTTCAAGCCAGTGAAACTGAATTTGGTATTCGTGTATTAAGTGATATAAACACGTTTTTAAAGGATAAGAAAACCAAACCAGTCATCTATACATATGACAGTTTGTTATATGATATATGTAAAGATGATGGTAAACAGACGTTATTGGAAATCAAGAAAATAATGAGTAGTGCGGATTTTCCTGTAAAATGTTATCTAGGACATGACTATAATCGAATGATTGCTATTAATATTTGATTATTTGGGGTAATTTTTTTATATTTATAGAGTATGAATAATGTTGCCCTAGATGATATTTTGAATAGTGTATGTTTGGATGAAAGAGTGGAAGATGGGATTTTTTCTTTTGAAAATAATGCTCATTTAGACGCATTGCAAGAGTATTTAACGAAGAGCGGTCTTGCTGAAAAAGACTCAATTGCAATAAGAAATCGAATTTCCGAAGGTAAATATCCAGAAAGACAAGCATACAATAAAGATGGTATTTTAGTAACTTTTCCAACTCCTGAATATAAACAAAACGCTATAGCAAGAGGCACACATTTTGAACAAAATCCGGTAAAAGCCCAAGCTAACATTTTTCAAACACAACCACCGCAACAAGGTCAAGCTGCTGCACCTGCACAACCTGCTGCTGGTGCTACACCACCTGCTGCACCAGAACCAACGAAATTACAACCTGCGGATTTGTTGCCACAAACTACACAACCTGCATCTGATGAAAAAGATTTAAAGGCTGATGCTGGTGAAACTCCAGAAGTAGACCAAAGAACGCCACAGGAGAAAAAAGTGGATGCAAATGCAGTTCAACAAATATTAGCAGCAGCACCAGCATCAATTGATATTTCTAATCGATATCCTAGAATGGAATCCACAACGTTTACACTCAAAGAAGCAATAAATAATAATTTCTATGAGAAAGAAGGCAAGTGGTATGATTCCGATGGAAATTACATTGGAAAAAAATGGTTTTGTGAATCAACTAGCACAATTTTGATTTCCAAATAATGAAATCTCGTTTATTATTATGCACGTTCAGTAAAGACGTTTCTTATAAAGAAGACATACGAAACATTAATGAACTGTATACTGGTAAAACCATAAAATTTTTTATATTCAAAAATGTAAAATTGGAAAAAGAGATATATATTACCTACAATGTTGAAATTTTTGGTGTTCCCAAAAAATATCCAGCAACAATAAGCATCCACCGTAAAAAAGAAACAAACAGTTTATATACGTTAAACGCAATGAATAAATTGATTGCAGAAGAAAACGATGGAATTTTTGATAAAAGTTTCAATTTGGATTGGGAACTATATAGAAATTGTTTGATATTAACTAATGATATTGGGGTTCGAATAATTGATATAAAACTTCTTGAAATAATATAATTAATCTTTCTAATATATTAAGTTGACGGTTGTATTTTTTTAGTATATTATTCTCCCATGTTAATACTTATATATGAAGCATGACTGGTGTTATGTTTCAAATAATTAACTATTAAATAATTAACTAATTAAAAATTATGGCAATTAACTTAGACAAAATCAAATCAAGACTCACTACGTTGAGCAACCAAGACGCTAACAAAAAATTGTTTTGGAAACCCACCCCAGGAAAACAAGTTGTAAGAATCGTTCCTTATAAGTTCTGTCCTGATAATCCGTTTATCGAATTAAAGTTCCATTATGGACTTGCAGGAAAAACCTACATTTCTCCTGATACTTTTGGACGCCCTGACCCAATTGTAGAATTTGCAAACAAATTGAAAAAGAATGGAAGTAAGGAAGATTGGAAGACTGGCCGCAATTTGGAACCTAAATTGAGAACATATGCTCCTGTTATTGTTCGTGGACAAGAATCAGAAGGTGTTAAGTTTTGGGGTTTCGGTAAGCAAGTTTACGAAGAAATTCTCAATATTATTAATGACCCTGATTACGGTGATATCACCGACTTAACCAATGGTCGTGACATCACGGTAGAATTCAAGGAAGCCGCAGAAACTGGCAAGAACTTCCCTGAAACATCAATTCGTGTGAAGCCAAATTCTACACCAGCAGTTGACCCTGCCAACAAGGAATTAATCACCTTGCTCGGAAAGCAAACTAACATTTTAGAATTGTATGAAGAAAAATCATACGCAGAATTGAAAGAAATCTTGAAGAATCATTTGAATCCTTCTCAAGATAATTCTGGAGACAGCACAGCAACTGGCCCCGAACCAGAAACCGACGCTGAATCAGATACACCAAAGGCTGCAAGTGTAACATCAGTTCCAAGTTCCAACAAGGATATTGAAGCTGCGTTTGACAACCTTTTCGGCAACTAAAAATCAAATTAGAGTGGTGGTGTAATAGCCACCACTCTTTTTACATAAGGTTATTTTATGGCAAAAGAAAAAACAAAAGGTAAATCCGTTCATATTGAATCTGACACTTCTTCGGACAATGATGGACTATTGGCATCAATTGCCGATGAATTTAATAAGAAGAATAAAGATGGTAGCATGTTGGCCATATCATTTGATGAAGAAGAAGATTCTTCGCTTATTCCAGACTGGATTAGCACGGGGTCTTCAATTCTCGATTTGGCAATTAGTAATAGACCAAATGGTGGATTACCAGTTGGTAGGTTTATTGAACTTACAGGTCTTGAAGGCACAGGTAAAAGTTTGATGGCCGCACACATTGTAGCAAACACACAGAAAAAAGGCGGCGTTGCCGTAATGATTGACACGGAAAATGCAGCAGCCCCTGAATTTTGGAAAAGTGTTGGCGTTGATTTATCAAAAAACAAACTTCAATATGTTCCAGTAGAAACCGTTGAAGACATTTTTAATACAATTGAATATTTCGTTGCAAATATTAGAAAGGCATCAAAAGATGTATTGTTGACAATCATTGTGGACTCCGTAGCTGCGGCATCTACCAAAGCCGAAATTGAAAGCGAGCATGGAAAAACTGGTTACGCTACGGATAAATCAATTATCATTAGTAAAGCAATGCGAAAAATCACTAATATGATTGGTAAACAAAAAGTTCTTATAGTATTTACAAATCAATTACGTCAAAATTTGAATGCTATGGCATTTGGTGACAAATGGGTGGTATCTGGTGGCAAAGCATTAGCATATCATTGCAGCGCAAGAGTTCGCCTTAATACTGTTGGTAAACTTAAAAAAGGTGAAGAAGTGATTGGCGTATCGTGTAAAGCCGAAGTTAAAAAGACTCGTTTTGGACCAGGACATCGAAATGCAACATTTGATATATATTACGATAGTGGTATTGCAGATTATGCGGGATGGCTTGATGTAATGAAAAAGAAAGAGTTGATTACTCAAGGCGGTGCATATTATACATACAAACGTCCAAATGGAGAAACTATGAAGTTTTCTTCTAAAGAGTTCGTATCATTATTACAACAAAATAAAGAAATTCGTGACGAGATATATAGTAATTTGTGTAATGAATGGATTATGAAATATAAAGAACCCAACAGTGTTGTTGTTGACGATGCAATTGTTGACGAAAGTGAAGATACTGCTGGGTCAAATGACGAAAATGGTTGAAAAATTATCAACATTGGAAAAGTCGAAAATATTCTCATTATTTGAGAATATGGACAAAGAAAACGGATTCACTGGACTTCAAAAATCCAGTGATTCCGATATTCTTTTGATAGATTTTTATAATTTATTTCTTCGTTCTTTTATGGCAATACCAACTATGAACGACAATGGTATTCATGTAGGAGGCATTGCCGGATTTTTAAAAACCGTTGGTGCAGCTATAAAATTATTGACTCCATCCAAAGTAATAATTGTTGTGGATGGAAAAGGTGGTAGTTTAAAAAGAAGAAAAATTTATCCAGATTATAAAGCGGGAAGAAAAACTAGTATCAGGGTAAATAGAAGTTATGAAGAATTGAGTTCTTCTGAATTGGAAGAACAAAGTTTAAAAAAACAATTATATAGAACCGTTGCATATCTAAATACACTACCAGTAACAACAATAGCAATTGATAATGTAGAGGCTGATGATGTGATTGCATATTTGGCGGTAGAATATTTTAAAGAAAAAAACGTATATATTGCGTCGTGTGATAAAGATTTCCTACAATTGGTAAATGATAGAATTAAAGTTTGGAGTCCAAGTAAGAAAAAACTATATGGATGTGCAGAAATTTACAGAGAATATGGAGTTTCCTGTCAAAACTTTATTTATTATCGGGTATTAGAGGGTGATGCTAGTGACAATATTGGTGGTATAAAAGGCGCAGGATTAAAAACTATCTTAAAATGTTTTCCATTTCTTGCAGATGCGAATAAAAGCACTTTGGACGCAATATTTGAGTGTTGCCACACAACCGAGTCCAAAATCAAACTATATACCAATATATTAGAAAATAAAAGTATTGTGGAACGAAATTACGCCTTAATGCAAT